CCACTCCCCGTCTATATTCGTGTCTGTCAGAAGCTTGTCTGGCGAAGTAATCTTTCCCTTGGCATAGAGTTTTCCTTGCTGGGTTTTGACCGCATACGGGAACTCTTTTGCGTTAGACTCGTCAAACTTTAGGGCGACTCTGTAATCTCTTCCCTCGCTATCGATAGCATTACTCCACCAAGTCCACTGCCATGCTGTCAGCCCAAGAAGAGCCAACAGCACTAGCAAAGAGACAAGAATCGCATTTCGGTTGTTCAGAAAATCACTCAAAGAGCTTGCCATCTATCTGCTTGTCCGAGTTAGGATTTTTGTATAAATCAAACTTCTGTTGGTGGTAAAATACATTCACAGGGAATTTACGCGACCATGAATTGTAGTCCTGGACTGACTTGTTGTAGGTCTCAACATAATTAGCTACACGATTAGAGGTAATCGAAATCTCCGTCATGTAGGTCTTATAATGTTCGCTCGACCGAAGTTCTGGGTATTTTTCAACAAGAGCAGAAATCATCTTCGTGCCTGTGTTGATGTCACCAGATTTGCGAGCTTCAATTATTTTCGTGAGCGTTTCACCCTCGTATTTGTTGTATGATTTGATAGCCTCTACCATGTTGGTGAACACTGAGTATTTCCGCTGAAGTTCTTTGTCAATATTTGAATAGTCGGTTTTGATTCGCTCCTCGTAACTGACGCCCTTGTTATTTGTGTGGACCGCGTAACCTAGCATAGCGACAGCTACCAACAGAACGGTTCCGAAAATCCCAGTCACCGTGATTAGGGTTTGTTTATTCATTGTAGTGCTCCTTTAGTATCTCCATTTATTTTTTCAAACTAAGCATATTAAATATTCATGTTTAACTGCGCATCGCCGCTTATCAGCTGTTTATTTTTCACCAAATAGTGTGCCCCCGTTAGGCCGCTGTCCACGTAGTTGTCGGATAGCATGTTAACAAACATCATCGCGTCGCGGCTGTCCATAATAACAACACCTCCTTCATCGTTTGTTGTAAGTGCTAAATTCATTTCATCAGCGTAGTCAACAATGTCTCCCAACGACGGTAGGTGTTCAGTGTCCAGCTTTATAAGCGCGGCCGTTAGCGATTTGTTGTCATTGGCCAGCTGTTCTAGAGACAGCCCTTCAGGAAATGCCAGCGCAAACTTATTTGTTAGTAATTTAATGATTAGCTTCACCGCTGTACCCTTCGATGGGTCTTGCCTGAACAGCCCAACAAATTTCTTTGGATTAAACGCAAACACTTTGCCACCGGCAATCAACACCTGATTGTCAACTGGCATCTTGATAGTCCCATCAATATCAAGTGCGCAAAGATTGTCTCCCTTAATTTGCCACGACAGATTTCTATCCAGTATTTGGGATTTTTGCAACTGCTTAACAATATAGAAAGTTTGCTCAGGGCACGATCGCTTTTTGAACTGCACCGCAATACCATGCATACGTTTCAGTTCGTGTTCGTACTCGTTGAATGCTTCAACACCAATCGTATCCTCGATTAGATGAACGAGCGTATTGGCATTCTGAATACTCTCGAGCTCGCTGTAAAGCAGCGTGTCCTTCGTCTGCTCACTTGTAGCGAAGTCTCGGACAGACAGCCCGATCGCAGCTCCCATCTCCACAGCGCTGATTATGTCATAAAGAAACAAGGTCTTCAGCTGTTGCCCTAATTCTTCCGAAGTATGCAGGGCATACGGTGTGTAATTTTTGTTGAACAGAAACGGGCTGACTATCAAATCTTTCTTATTCGCATCTGCCCAGCTTGCCCATTGAAATATATCGAACTGGTTGTTCATAATTACCAACCGAAAATCCACATAATAAATTTAATGCCTAAAGCCACTACGACTGCTACCGCAACAACAGCAACCGATATTCCAACAATATATCCCAAAAGCTCGGGCAAATTCTCTTTTGTCTTGTTCATAAATTAGTCTCCATAATGATTATTTTTACAATTTTGATGCATGTTTGGATAAAGTTTTCGTTCAATATCAGACTTCTCTAGGGCTAGATTGCAGAGAACGCATCGTCCGTATGGTGCAGTTTTTTCTAGTTCGGCTAGTTCTTCAGCGCGTTTTTTGATCTCGCTATAAGTCTTCTCAGGCTTCATACTAAAATCCTAGGTTAGCAATCTTCGCAGAATCGCGGTCTATCATTTTCATGACAGCGTCCTCAAAGGCTTTTGCAGCGGCAATCTCATCAGCGACATCTTCGCGAGTAATCTCAAACACCTGCAATTCAAGACCAGGAATCATGTCTGTGTAGACAATAAAGTACAGTTTCTGTAGGTTCTCATTTACTACAAAATACTTCACTACCTGTGGCTTGTATTCTTGCGGGTATTGGTTTGTCAGGTACGCTTTTACGACTTCATCGCTCTCCGGGCATTTCACTTCAGCCGCTTGAGTGATAATCAAGTCCGACAAGTCGTCTAGGGGCTCTTTGTCTACAATAACGCCATCAGGCGAGATGTAGATATTAGGATTGTCGTCACGCTCCCAGACCACACTCTCGTCTAAAAGTTTAAGCCCAGTTTTTTCGCTAAAAAGCTCTAGTGCCTCTTTTTCGAGAAGATGCCCGCGAGCAAGCATAGAGAATGGTTGTCCGTCTAACCTATCAACATAGTCATTCGGAGTAATTGAACGAGCCACACGTTCAGCAATCATTTGGTAGTACTTTTTCTTTGGGTCGGCCGCCAGCTTTAGCCCAGCGATATCTTCTGGGCTTAGAAGTGCCGCTAGCTCGCCTGCTTTTGCTTTTGCTGGATATCCGACTTCTCTCTCATCTAATAGTTTCTTCATGACGTCAATCTTCGGCAAGCCGTTGATGTACAGGTTTTTGAACTCTGAACCGCCAGACTTGCCTTTGCGGTAGTCAAGCCACTGATCCGAGTTTTGCTCTATTTTTATAATTTTCATTTTATCTCCTCGAGCGCTGTCTTACGCGCATCTTTAGTTTCGATGACTTTCTCATTAGCTCTGACTTCTGGCCTCAGAGACACAAAAGCATTCCTCAGTTCTTCCATAGTTTTAGCAGAATCCAGCTCGTCGATAGCTTTTTCTACCTCCTCAAGAATTTTCTGTGACTTAAATTCCTCGAATTGTTCCATCTCTTCACGGCTCGCTACTTCACCGCTTGCCAAATAACCTAACATAGCTAAAGCTCGGCCAACAGCGACGGTTTCAAGCTTTTCGTTCTCTTTGTCACCTTTTTTAGTGGCATCAGCACTAGCTGTAGAATTAGCGCTGAGTTTAATCACTTCTAACGACGCGCCTGTCTTGATTAAATCTGTGACATCGCTGCCATTTCGCCAGATACGTGCAATGAAGCGGATTTTATTATTAGGCAGATTCTCCCGTTCAGTTTCGATTTTGCCGTTTGGGTTTTCCTCCCAAAATACCTTTAAGCGATCAGCTACTTTTGCGTATTCTGTCGCACCATTAATCTTTGTAGTCTTTACTCGCACCATGGTTCGCCCCCCAAAGCGCGATCAAGAAATGTTGGATCGATTAGATTTTCTAACTTTCGTAGAATCTCGTCATCGCTCATTCCGCCACCTTTCGCTTAGTTGTTTATGCTTTACATAATAACAAATAGGCGCTATCTTGTCAACGCCTATTGTCAGGTTTACGCTTTGGCCTAAAAAGGTATATCGCTTAGTTCTAGGTTGTCTGTCGATGTAGCTGGGCGGGGCATATTCTGTGTGTCGTTGTTAAGAAATACCACGTCTGTAGCTACAATTTCTACCCTGCTCTGTTTTTTGCCTGTTTCCTTATTTTCCCAGGTTTCTTGCTGAAGCCTCCCTACCACAATTGCGCGGTGCCCTTTTTTGAGGTATTGAACAACCAAATCGCCTAACTTTTCCCACGCAATGATATCAAAAAAGCTTGTTTGTCCATCTCTTGTACCATCGACAGCAAGCCCAAACTTGACCAATGTTTTGCCAGAGGACACAGCCCTCTGCTCTGGGTCACGTGTCAGTCTGCCCATCAGTACTACTTGGTTAACACTTTTTGCCATTTTTCCTCCTTGATTTATTATGGTATTTATAATAAAACAAACGTGGCAGAAAAACAAGAGCTTTTTACTGTAGTTTCTCTTTAAGTCTTGTGTTGTTGAACTCAAGATAGACAGTGTTTATCTCGCGCTCTGTCATATCTCCCCAACTTTTGACTCTGTCGCTGAGTTTACCTCGGTTGCGGTTCTTGTCTATCATGACACCCATGTCGTTGTTTGCGGGGTCTCTGTCAACTAGAAGAACTATGTCAGCGTCCTGAGCAATGTACGAAGAGTTATGCGTTATGATACCATTCACAACGTAGTTGTGTGTTGAGGGCACCTCAAGGTCATAGGTTTTCATCACACCAACAGAACAGACGCTCTGAATGCCGAATTGGCGCATTGTCTCCTTAAATTCTCTGCCTGGGATAAGATCGGCTAATCCCACTAAAGGACACCCTCTGTGTAATTCGCCCGCCTCCCAAAAACCTAGCGGAGTGAGAAATCTATGTTCCGAGGATGAACGAATCTTTCTCCCATCATTCAGTGTCATCTCTAAGATTTCTTTTTCTCCAGTTTTCCAAACAGCTGTCACAGAAGATTCGACTGTTTTCCCGATTTTACTAACCGACAGCACTTTATCACCAACCTTTACATCTTTGATCGGTATATTCCCTCGGTTAGTGAGAACTCTCTCGTCTTCTGGCAAACACCCCCTCAACGACTCTCCCGATAGTTTCTCGTCTTTCCCTAACTTTCTGACATGCGAAACCAGAATTATTGGTATATTGTGGCGAATAGCATTTTTCTTAAATTCTTTGGTGATTCTTCCTAAGTCTTCGGAGGCTTTTTCTGTCTCTCTTGTAAAATAGTGCAAATGGTCAACCACCACTAGGTCTGCCCCCAGCTCTTCTTTTGCGTTCCGTATGAGACCGTCTATGTCCTTCCAGCCGAGTTCGTCATTCTTTTGGAACAAAGTATTCGTGGACACTTCGATAAAATCTTTGCTTTCTCCACCGTTCAAATACATATACCTCGACGTGAGCTCGACGTGAGTCATTTCCAAAGTCACAAACAGAACTATCCTACCAGTTTTTGCCACATTGTTAGCTATATTCATAGAGAGCAATGTGTTGTGAGTAACAATATTAAATCTGGTATCAGCAACATAAAGAGAATCCTTAGCCTCTACAGAGATACACATAGCTTCGTCTTCACCGACTATCTCGACACCGACTACTTTGCGGTGTTTGATTGAATTCTTACCTGGTTTATATATTGTTCGCCATTTGCTTGCTCTGAACGGGTTAAACCCAAGAGCGCTAATCCTTACCGATATGTAATTGCCCCGCCTGTGTTTGATAGTTGTTATTTTAGCAATTCCTCCCAGAGAAGTAACCAACCTAACAACATCTTCAGCAAGTTTAGAAGAGGTCGTGCAATACATGATTGCATTGTTTTGGACACTGCCATCGCCGTCCAGAAGCCCAGCCATTAAACTCTTACGTTTGTCTACGCTCTTTCTGAACCATTCCTTTGGAATAAATTTATCAGCGGACTTTACTTTGGACAGTCCAGATTGGACTACGTAAGAGGTGATTTTCGCGGCTTTGTTAGCTCTAAAATAGCCACAGGTATTCGGATGGTCATACCTGATCAATTCTTTGTCGATAGAAGCAAGACAATCTGCCACAGCGCCTCTCTTCTTGGTTATATGTACTTGACTGCCGTTAAAACTACCGTCAGCTATATACATACCAAGCTCATACCCATCTACAGGGCTAAAACCGTCAGAATACTCAAGAGGCTTTGTGAGCGGTATGTAATAGCTCTGAGATGGCAATTTCATCATCATCTCATGAGAAGTCATGATTCTGTCTGGTCTGCCTTTTCTCTGTAGTGTCCACAGATGATCTCGCCCTGTGTCCAAATAGCTGCCATCGCTAAAAATAACTCGATAAATAGGCATTCTGCCTTGAGGAAATACCCCAGTAACCTTAGTCGGCTTACCATCACTTCCGAATACATAATCGCCCGGTTTTAGGTCGCCAAACCTTTTGTCACCTGATGGGGTTGGAATGATTTCGCTGACCCGCTGTTGTTTTCCACGGCTTGTCTGACCTGCTATTATTATCAATTCTCCGCCCACCAGACCAAGCGTAAGACGGTCTATATTAGAAAAGCCAGTAGACAGTCCTTGCATCTTTCCCCACAGCCGGTATCGGTTCTCAGCTTCGTCGATAAAATCTGTCATAGGGACGACTTCATATTTGCTCTGTTTGTTATTTTTTTGATTAATTTTTTCGACTTTGTCCTTGACGGCGTCTATGATTTCTGGAAGAGGCGCCTTATTCTGGGACAAGGTGGAAATATCTTTCGCCAGGTTGCCGACACTTCGCTTTCCTGAGTATTCGGCTACTAGTCTAGCGTAGCTTTCTGCGTGAACGGGCGTGATAGCGCCTCCAGCGAGTTCTGCTAGTCCAGAGCTACCATTTACCCTCTCTAGCCCTCCAACGCGCCCTAGCGCGTCTGAGAGCGTCACAAGGTCTATGGGAACGTTGTTGTTGTTTAACCATTCCATAGCTCGGAATATCAAAGAGTAGTTGCTATCGTAAAAATCTTTGTAGCTGACAATTTCTCTGATTTTGCCAATGATACTCCCATCGATCAGAATAGCGCCTAGAACGGCTTGTTCAGCGTTTGCGTCGTATAGTGCTTCAGTCATTGAACAATCTCGGTTTTGTTTGTGTTTGTGTGTTCAGAAAGCGGTTGATGTGGTCTTGGTCTTCCAAAAACCAATTTATAGTAGCTTTCCAGCCTCCGTCTTTTCTGCCCATGTAAAAATCGCTTTTGGAGAGGTTCTTAGCGGCAATCATAAGTAACTCTTCAGTGAACCCCTCTTTTATTCTAGCGTTTAGGTGTCCTTGTAGCTTTTCCGTAAATACTATTCTGTCTGAGCCACCGATTAGTTTGTTTAATTTCTTGAATAATTCCGTTATTTCGCCTTTTGGTTCGTCTTTTTTTGTTTCCCTCTTCTTCGGCAGCAACCTCTTCTCGAGCATTTCGTGGTCTTCTTTCGAGATAGCGATTTCTTGCCCGTTAACCATGGTAATTTTATGTTTAGAAAGCGCGACAATGTGCTCTTTGCTGATAACGTTTTCTGAAACGCGTATAAACATTTATTCCTCCTTTTCTCTAAGATACTATACCCGACCACCAAAAAGCAATAGCATTAATTTTAGAAAAATTGCTCATGGTTATTGACCAGTCTTCATCAAATGGTATATAATGATAAGTGGGCGATTAGCCATACAGGATTAAGCTCCTGTTGAAGAGGTGCAATTCCTCGAACAGAAATTAAATATTTCTCATATTGCAATGACCACAGTGGTTCGTTAGTACAGGCGCAGACAGAGTCTGAGGTGCAGTAGACGTAGCAATATGCGGGCTGGTCGGGTAAGAAATCAGTAGGCGAAAGCTTAGGGGTTCTTACTGAGTCGATAGGACTAACTCGATGCACTGCGTCAAGTATTGTTTCTTTGATTCTCTCTACCTCCTTATATAGGAGCATTCTTGTCTGAGGGGGTAGGGGGGAGTCTCCTGAAACTTCTCTCAGTCTACATCAAGTAACGGGAAATACGCCTAGCCCAAATCTCTGGAGG